AGACCATGTTTGAAGCAAACAAAGAAAACATGGAACTAGCTGCCGAGGCGTGGAACAAATATATCCCAAAAATGTATACAATGGAGGAGGTCATGGAAAAGGCCAATGAAATGTATACATTTGTTTCCGAAAAAAAGTGATGTAAAGTGCATTTTATGGTGTACAATTGGTTTAAACTGTGGTAGACTACTTTATATTAATGAAGGAGACTAAAACATGGAACATTCTTTTGACATCGCATATGATTGCCCCCTCTTCGACTTTCTAAAACTATTGGACCAATACAACCTTAAAATGGTCTCATGGATTACGGAAGGACCAGGCGGTGGGAATCCGGAAATCACGGTGACAGGTACACCAGAAAATATACAAAACTTTGAATCCTTTTGGGAAAACAATTAAATTAAGGGGTGTACATCACCCCTTTTTTATTATATAATAGCCTCAAACCTGGAGGATCTATATTGGCATTCTATACTTCTGTTAATCGTTACGGAAATTCTATCCTGTACCGTGGGTACACTGACAACGGTACACCAATCGCCAAGCGGCATAAGTTCGGTCCTAAGCTATACCTGCCTATGGACAAAGAAAGTAAGTACAAAGCTTTTGACGGCGGGTACTTAAAAGAAAAACAATTTGAAAAAATGTCTGAGGCCAAAGACTTCATTGAAATGTACGATGGCACAGACAACTTTAAGATATATGGTACAACAAACTATATCCATCAGTTCATTACAGACCTGTATCCTGATGACATTAAGTTTGATATTAACCACGTAAACGTAGTCAACTTCGATATCGAGGTTGCATCTGACGATGGCTTCCCTACACCAGAGGAAGCAGCTTATCCTATCATCTCAATTGCACTCAAGTCTAGCAAGTCCTCGGTCTATCAGGTCTGGGGACTTGACTCGTATGATTCTGAAAAGACAGAGATTGATATGAAAGGTGACTTGATTCAGTATCATCACTGTAAGTCTGAACCAGAAATGTTGGCTAAGTTTCTTGGATACTGGACAAAGAACTATCCTGATGTTATTACCGGTTGGAACTGTAGGTTCTTTGATATTCCATACCTTGTAAATCGTATTCGCCTGATCGGATCCGAGGAAGCTGTCAAACGATTATCTCCTTGGAACATGGTGAACGAACGTAACGTCAAGAAGATGCAACGTGAGTTACCAGCATATGAGTTGGTTGGTATTCAACAGGCTGATTACCTTGAACTATTCCAAAAGTTTGGATACTCATACGGTGCTCAAGAATCATACAAGCTTGACCATATTGGTTATGTGGTTGTTGGTGAAAAGAAACTATCCTACGAAGAACACGGTAACCTGTACACACTATACAAGGAAGACCACCAGAAGTTTATTGACTATAACATCAAGGACGTTCAGCTGGTTGACCGTATTGACCAGAAAATGGGGCTCATCTCTCTTGCCTTGACTATGGCGTACAAAGGTGGTGTCAACCTACAGGATACCTTTGGTACCACTAACATATGGGAATCAATTATCTATCGCCGGCTATTGAGTAAGAACATCATCTCACCTGTCAAGCAGATCGATAAAGTTCCGTATGCTGTTTACGGTAACCAAGAAAATTCAAGTAAGTCTATTGCTGGTGGTTACGTAAAGGATCCACACGTTGGTGCTCATGACTGGGTTGTATCGTTTGACTTGAACTCTCTGTATCCTAACATTATTGTGCAGCAGAACATCTCACCAGAAAATCTATATAAAGACTACACGTATCGTTTTCCTCAGGGTCCTGACTATTATCTCAATAAGCATGACCGATCCAATCAGGTATGTGAGGACTATGCAGTATGTGCATCAGGTGTTCCGTTCACTAAAAAGTCTCAGGGTATTATTCCTGAGTTGATTGTTGACTACTATGCTGAGCGTAAAACAATCAAGCGTAAGATGCTAGATACACAGTCACTATACGAACAAACAAAAGACAAAGCTCTGGAAGCTACGATCAACCAGCTGGAAAATAACCAGATGGCGATTAAGATCCTGCTCAACTCTTTGTATGGCGCACTGGCCAACAAGTACTTTAAGTACTTCGATAACGCCTTGGCTGAATCCGTTACTCTCACCGGTCAAACTGTTATCCGTTGGGCTGAGCAAGCAATCAACAAAGAAATGAACAAGTTGCTTGGCACTGACAAGGACTATGTTATTGCGATTGATACTGACTCGGTCTATATTAACATGGGTCCGGTTGTTAAAAAGTTTGCACCAAAGGATCCTGTCAAGTTCCTCGATAAAATCTGTTCGGATCATTTCAAACCTATCCTTGACAAAGCTTATCAAGAATTCTTCTTTGTAATGAATGGCTACACTCCTCGTATGGAAATGGATCGTGAGGTCATCGCGGATCGTGGTATCTGGACAGCCAAGAAGCGATACATCCTCAACGTGCATAACTCAGAGGGTGTACAATACGCTACACCAAAACTCAAGATGATGGGTATCGAAGCGATCAAGTCATCTACACCAGAGGTTGTCCGTAATAAGTTCAAGGAAATCTTCAAGGTTATTATTGAAAGCTCTGAATCTGAAGTCCAAGAATTTATCCGTAATTTCCGTAATGAGTTCTCATCACTCCCACCAGAAGACATCTCTTTTCCTCGTGGAGTTACCGAGATCGTCAAATGGAAAGACCGTAAGAACATTTACGGCAAGGGTTGTCCTATCCATGTCCGTGGAGCTTTGCTCTATAATCATGCTATCAAGCAGAACTCGCTCGATCGTCGATACGAAACGATTAAGAACGGCGAGAAGATCAAGTTCTGTTACCTGAAAACACCGAATCCTATCAAAGAAAATGTTATCTCATTTCCTGGCATCCTGCCGAAAGAAATTGGTTTACAAAACTATATCGACTATGGTATAATGTTTGAGAAGACTTTTATTGAACCACTTAAACCTATTCTTGACGCTGTCGGTTGGGACGTAGAACCGGTAGCTACTTTGGAGGATTTCTTTGTATAATGTATTCTGTGACAGTATTTAATAGCCAGTTTGATAATAAGACTGACAAGAGGTTTGACTTTAAGACTTGGTCAAGCTTCGAGAAGTTTTTGTATAAGCTGTCAGAACAACCACTAAAAGGAAAGAAAGATGCGCAACTTATATCGCCGGCTACTTATGAAGATGGCACAACTCGAGCAAACAAGAACGTATTGGCTTGGGGAGCTTGGGCTGCTGTTGATGTTGATGACCATGAATTTGAAGGAGATCTAGAGAATGAGCTTCTGGACCGTTTTGGCCAACATCAATTTATCTGTTATAGTACTGCTAGTTCCACTCGTGATCTACCGAAGTTCCGTCTTGTTTTTCCACTTACTGGACCTGTTGATGGAACAAGAATTAGACATTTCTGGTACGCGCTTAATTCAGAGCTCGGTGACATTGGAGACAAGCAAACTAAAGATCTGTCTCGCATGTATTACATCCCTGGTAATTACATTGGCTCTCACAATTTCATATTTAGTAATCACTCAGGTCATCCTATAGACGCAGATGAATTGATGGCTAAGTGGCCATACGAAGAAAAGAAGCATTCAAATAACTTCATAGATAGACTACCACCCGAATGGGCAAAGCAAGTAATCGAACATCGTAAGTCTCAGATGGATAACACTAACGTAGTCTGGTCTGGTTATCATGACTGTCCGTTCTGGCCAAAGAAATTGGCGTCAGAATATATGACTATAAGTAACACTGGATGGTACAGCAAGATGTATCAGATCATGGTAGCAATCGCGGGTAATGCAATCAAACGCAGCTATCCTATTACAACAAATGAGATTGCTACACTATGTAAAGAGTTTGACCGAGAGACTGGTAACTGGTACGAGAATCGACCCATGGAGGTTGAGGCTGACCGCGCTCTTGAATACGTATATAAGAATGGATAAAATATGAAATGGCTTATATTTTTTATTATGATTGAAGCTGATAGTTTTGCTGTCAAGTCACTTGAGTTTGAAACAAAATACCAATGTCTTGACTACGTAAACGATCCAGCTAACAGTTCTAGACTAGCGATAGAAGTAATTGACCATGCAGGATTCAATGATGAGATTGTGAGTGTTGGTTGTATATCCAAAAAAGATTTAAAGAAGCTTGAGACAAAAGTATGAGAATTGAGGATTTCAAATGAAAGCTGGTAAAGTGTGGGGGACCACAGAATTAATAGAAGCAAATGGGGCTTTAGAGTTTCATCGTATCCAAATGAATAAAGGAGGCGTTTGTTCTAAACATCTTCACGAATTCAAATGGAATGGCTTCTATGTCGAAAAAGGTGTAATGAAAGTTCGTGTTTGGCAGAAAGATTATGACTTGGTTGATGAGACTATTCTTTATGAAGGAGATTATACAAAAGTCAAGCCAGGTCTTTATCATCAGTTTGAATGTTTAGAGTCTGGAATTGCTTACGAACTCTATTGGGCAGAGTTTAACCATAATGATATT